GACCTCGAACTGCTCACGGAGCGTCTTCACGGAGGCAACGTCCTCCTCGGTGAAGATGCCAAGCTGCTGCATGGTTTCGAGCATCTTGTCGAGCTCGCCCGTGCGCCCCTCGAAGTGGAACTGCATGTTGCTCAGGTACTTGAAGCGCTCAACCACGTCTGCCGGGACATTCAGCCGCTCCATGGCAGCATCGAACTCTTCGGTGTCCAGCTTCGCGAGTCTCATGGCCTTCTGAACGCCACCGACATGCTCTGCGAGTTCCTTGATGGCTGCGTTCTTCGACACCTTGTTGAACTGCTCGTAGAGCGTAGCGATGGTGGTAACCATGTCGTTGTAACGCTCGTCAGCGACCTTGGCTCTGGCGGCGATGTTGCCCGTCTCCTCGGCAAGCTGCTTCACGGACTTGCCAGCGATGCCCGAAGTCTTGTTCCCAAGCTGCTCCATTGCCGTCTCGGCGAGCTGTACCTTGGAGCGCAGGGCCTCCATGCGGTCAGAGGTCAGCTTGATTCTCGTGGAGACGTTCTTGAGGTTCGACGGGTCAAACTGCATCGCCATGGTAATCTGCCGAATCTCGCGTTGCAGTTCGGCAGCTGCCCCAACGGAAGCCTTGAGCGCCTTGTTGAGCTTGGTGGTGTCACCGCCAATGCGAATCTCAAGGCCAGCGTACTCAGCCATTGGCCGCTCCTATCTATCCGAGCATCCGTCTGATGTCCTCTTGCGTCGCTTCCCTCGTGCCGCCCGTCTCGGCTGGCTCGTCATCGGCCATCGCCTCGAAGTCCCAAAGGACCTCTGCCACGGTCATCTCCATGAGGTCGCGCCGGGAGTAGCCAAGCCTAATCGCTTGCAGCCACATCCTCGTGTGCGAGAGATGCCTTGCGCTCGATCCTTTCGAGCTGTCCTGCGAGGTTCGTGAAGTAAGGAAGCGCGGTTGGAAAGGTGGCATCAATCTCCTTTTGCAGGAGTTGGTGCAGGTGGAATATGTCAACGTCATCGGCCTTGTGGTCATCGAACCACTCGACGTGGTTCAGTGGCACGGGCTCGACTTCGCGGTTGAGTCCCATTTCGTCGCCGGCACGCAGCATCGCCCAGAGGGCTCGGGAGTCTGCGTCCCAGTTGATGTTCATGACGCTCAGGGTGCCGCCAGTGTCGGGAATGTCGGTCACATCGTCCACGAGCGACTTGTGGCGGCTGCTGGGGTCATCGGCGAACGCCTTCTCGTAGATTGAGAAAGCGTAGAGGTTGCAGACGGCGATGTGCTCGTCCTTGCCCTCGCCGTACTGGATGGAGTTGCGGTCCCACGGCTTGCGACCGCTCTTGGTGACGTGCTTGAACTTGATAATCACGGACTTCCCCTCTCTGGAAATAGAGGGGGACAGCCAGAAGGCCATCCCCCTCTTTGTAGACGCTTGCGAGCGTGTGCTGGCTACGAAGCCTTGGTGGGCGTCGGGACAGCCGAGAACCAAGTGCTGTAGGCCGTGGCAGCGGAGTCAGCGGAACCCTTGATGATGTTCTTGGTCACGCCGGTGCCGCCGAAGGTGAAGTCCTTGCCGACGGCGGTAAACTCAAGGTCCTGCGTGTCGGGGTCGGTGGAGTCGCTGGTGGTGTTGGCACCTGCGGCCACGCGGCTGGCGGTGCAGTTGAAGAAGCAGTAGCGCTTCTTGTCGGCGTCACCGGAAACCTCGTACATGAGCGCGAAGTTCTTCTGGGTGGCGTCGGCGATCTCGACCTGCATGCCGTTGTCATCCACGACCTCGCCGAGAATGGCAACCTTGAAGGTGTCAGGGACGATAGCCATGGTCAGCGTACCGGAGTAGCCGCCGTTGGCACCAGCCTGGACGTAGTATGCGATGTTGTCGGCCCAGAAGGTGCTGGGGTCGGAGCCCTCGATGGAGAGGGACAGCGACACGGCACCGGGAATCCTGACCGGGGTGCCGTAGGTGGCAGCGCCACCCTCGGCGACGTTGATGGGCGCGTAGTAGACGTTGGAGAGTCCGAAGCGCACCTTGGAAGCATCAGCCATGCTTTCCTCCTAAGTTACGATGTGGGTGTGTTGGTGAAGGTGAAGTCGAACTCCTCGACGTGACACTGCTCGGACTCCACCCACGCGCTCGTCCTCTGGACGGGTCCGAACGTCTGGCAGGCCGCGAGAATCAGGTCCTCCGTCTCGGGGTTGCTCACCTTCTCGTAGAGCTCCACGTGGAAGCGCGGGAGCTCGAAGTAGTTGGAATCGTCGGCCATGAACTCGCCGTGCGAATCGACCGTGTAGATAAAGAACGGTGGCGCGGGGCTCTTCTTCACGGGGTAAGCCTCGTAGCGACCGGAGATGCCGGTTGCCGTGAGCGCCGCGTAGACCTCGGACTTGGCACTCATGTGAGCCCCCTCATGATGTAGGTCAGCACGCGCTCCTTGGTGTAGTCGAAGGCATCGTGCGCCGGCTCTAGGATGTGCGGCTTGGCTACCGTCCTGCCGCCGCCAATCTTGGCGTGGCCCTTCTCAAGAAGGTGCGGCAGACCCGGCTTGGTCGAGTAGATGTGTCCCTCGGTGCCGCCGCCCTTCGAGCGGATCGCCCTGTACGTCCACGACGATGGGTAGTCCTTCCACCCATGCTCGCTGGCAGCTTGGCGAACCTCGTCCCTGCCAAGCTCGCAGCCGTCGTGGATTCCTTGGAACAGCGCCTCCTCGGAGACATGCCTAATCTCGCCAAGCAGCCAGTCGAGCGTCGTTGCGAACTGGTCGGCCTCGATGCTGATGTGCTTGGTCACGGGGCATCACCCGTTCGGAATGTGCGTCGCGAGCGTGATGATGGTGAACTCGCCGCGAGTTGACGTGTATGAAACGTCATACTCGCGCCCGTTGAGAAGCACGAGCGTCTGGTCTGCGTAGTCGCACGAGCGCACCTGAATCTGTGCCTCGGGCTTGATGCCAAGCTCTGCCACCGTGGCCCACGTCTCGATTCCGACAGAGCGGACGTTGCAGAAGACCTCGGTATCGATGGGCTCGCCCTCGACCTCGTTGCCCTCTTCATCGACCGTCATGTTGGTCGCAACGTCACGCAACACAGCCGTGCCGTTGTACCTCATTCGGCCTCCTCGATGTAGAAAGGCATCTGGATCTCGCCCGTGAACGGGTAGATGCCCGTCGCGGTGGCAATCGCCCATCCGACCTCGACGTTGCGCTCGTAGGTGACCTCGTAATCGGTCCCCTCGACAAGCGTGACCTCGACGCCAGCGACCGGGTATGCGAGCTCAAGCGCCGGCGTGACGGGCTGGCCCGTGTAGGTCTGGTTGTCGATGGACGTGACGATTGCCACGCCGAAGAGCGGCATCTGCTCGTACACGGCGTTGTGCGAGCTGTTCAGGATGGTGCAGACGATGGAATCGTATGCCTTCTGGAAGCGGTCGGCATCGTCGTTGTCGAAGCCGAAGTTGGCCTTGGCGTAGACGATGACCGCCTGCTTCGCGAGCTCGGGGAGCGAGTCCATGTCGTTGCCAAGCCACGTCGGGGACACGCCCTTGGTGAGCATGTCCTTGACAGCCGCGCCGATGAGCCCGTAGACCTCGGAATCGTAGGCGGTGGAGGAGACGCGCACGGCATCCCTTACCGAGTCGTAGAGCGAGTAGCTGGCGACCTCTGCCGCAAGCTCCTCGATGGTCATGCCCATGTTGCGTCCCCTCCCCTGTTACTCCTTGGGCGCTGCTGTGCGCTTGCGCGTGGTCCTCGGCTTCTTGGTCGGCGTAGTCTCGGGCGTCATGACCTGCGGTGCGGCAATCTCTACCAGAATCGCGCCCTCGGGCTGGGTACCTTCCTCAAACTGGTAGGTCTTGCCATTAGGCAGCTTGTAGATTCGCAGCATCGGTCACGCTCCTTACGAAGCCTTGGTGCAGGTGATGTTGCAGAACGCGGCGGGGCGCTTGACGGCCAGAACCTCGCGGGCCTCGGCGCGGATGGAGACAAGGTTCTTCTCGAAGTCCACGTCGTTGCTGTTCGTGGAGTCCACGCGGACGCCCTCGACCTTGGAAACGAGGTCGGCACCACGCTCGAACGCGCCAACGAGGATGTGGTTGGCGGTCAGGTTGGCGTTCTTGACGAAGCGCATGTCGAACAGGCGGCTGTACTCGTTCGGACCGAAGGGGTTGCCGGCGTAGTAGCGCTTCTCGGCGTCGAGGGCGGCGCGGAGAACGACCCAGAGGGCGGGGGTGACCACGACGGCATCGGCGGCGATGCCGGTGTCCTCCTCAACGTCGGCAGCGGCCTCGACAATCTTGTTGAAGATGTCGGTGGCGTCGGAGTAAGTCACGCTGGCCGTCTGGACGCCAGAGGTCGCGAGCAGGTCGGTCATGGCCTGAGCCTGACGGGCGGCGTTGAGGTCATTAACGAGGTCGTTGTTGATGGCGTCAACGATGTACGGCGCATCCTCGAAAAGCTCCTCGGTGACCTTGATGAGCCCCGTGATCTTCTTGAGCGTGGCGGTCTTGGGCTCGTAGGTGTAGGTGAGCTTGTTCTTGGTGGCACCCTCGGCGGTCAGGCCAGCGGTACCTGCGGTGGAGACGTAGGCGTTCCAGCTGTAGACGGGCGCGGAGATGGTCTTGCGGCCAAAGAGGTCGAGGACGGTTAGCGCGGTGGCGGGCTTGCCGACAACCTCGCGGTCGTACTCGGTCGGGGTCAGGGTGAAGTTGACCGTGGTGTGCGGGTCGCCAGCGGCACGCATGTTGAACGCCGGGGCGATGATGCGGTTGTCCTGGCTGGGATGCTCGTTGCGATACTGAACGAAGTTGTCGCCAAGGGTGGCGGCGCGATGCTCGGGCATGTCCTCTCCCTTCTGGGAAATCTCGATGTTCTCGACGGTGTTGCCGCCGCCGTTCTCAACGAACGTGCGGGTGGCGTTACGGGTCGCGGCGAGCTTGCTGCGGCGGGCGTCCTCGTCGGCGATGAAGGAAACCTCCTCGTCAATGGCCCTCAGCTGCTCGTCGGTGGCGTCCTCGGGAACCTCGGTGGCAAGGTCGAGGACGGTGGAGCGGCGCTGCTCGTACTCCTCAGCGCCGAGTGCGCGGTACTCACGCGCGGACATGGGGGTGAACTCCATGCCTACCTCCTAACGGTTGATGGTGCGGACGTTGACGGCCTTAGCCTTGAGCGCGAGTAGCGACCTCGCCCTCTCTCGCTGTGCCGTCTCGCGCAACAGGCGCTCCTCCTGCACCCTCTCGATCGCTCCGTCGTAGAGGGAACGCGCGGATATCTCGGTGTTCGGGTCAGCCGGCAGGCTGACAGCGGACACGTCGAACACTTTTTCGACCCGAGTAATGGTCGCGGTGGTGCGATGCTCGGACTCGTCATCCACGTAGGACAGCCCATCGGGGGCGATGGTGAAGCCCCACGACATCTTGGTTATGAGCCCCGCGTCGATGTCCTCCCACATCATGCGGGAGCTGGTGGTCTTGCCGAGGTCGGCAGCGACGAACAGGCCGTGCTGGTCGGGCTCCACGATGAGCGTGTGGTTGCTCATGCGGGCGTAGACCTTGCCCTCGTGGTTGAGCTGGAAGATGATGTCGCTCATGTCGGCATCTCGGAAGGCGTCGGGGTCGATAATCTCGACGTACTCCCAGTCGCCCCAGTCGTGAAGCACGTAGGGGTCGTTGAAGGTGCTGGCGTAGCCCTCCACGTAGTAATCCGTGTCGAAGCGCTTGGAAACGCCCTCGCCCACGATTGCCAGCGGCATCATGGAGCGGTACTGCCGCTCACCGGGTAGCTGTGGCATCAGTTCTCACCGTCCTCGTCTCCCGAGCCGTATGCGTCGGCGTCGTTGTAAATCTGGTCATCGCCCCCGAGGTCGAAGTCGGGTTCATCCGATGGGTCGCTCTGAACCGAGTCCTTGCCGCCAGCCGAGAACATGACGTTGCCCTGCTTGTCCAGCTGGAAGAACTCGCCGCGCACCATGAACACGTCCATGCCCTCCAAGGGCGGCAGGTTCAGGACGGCGCGGCCCTCGTTGATGGTCATCACACCGCAGCCCGTCATGTCTCGGACGATGTTTCGCTTGGTGGCCGCGCCCATGAACTGTAGGCGGTCGGCCCCGAACTCGATTCGGTTGCCGGCCTGCACCATCCTCGCCGAGAAGCACGCCTGCGTGAGCCCCTGCGAGAGCATGAGCGCGAACGGCTCCACCTTGCCCTCGTAGTAGCTATCCCACTTCGCCTCGTCGCAGGTGTTCTGTAGAACGTCCTTATTGCAGCCGAAGTAGCTGTACACGTGATCGTCAATGCGCTGCATCTCGTCGGTCGAGATGGTGTAGGTGGACGCCTTGACCTGCTCCAACCCGGCAAAGGTGTTGTCGTAGGTGATGAGAACCGTGTCGTTGTCCACGAAGTTGCGCACGTGGAACTCGTCGCGCTTCTTTGCCTGGTCCTCCGGTGCCACCATGCCGTTCACCTTGCCGATGAACTTCACGCGGCCACCGAGCTCGATTGCGTTGTGCTCGGCCTGGACCTGGGCGTTCAGCAGCGCAAGGGTGTCGCGCATGTTGTTCTTGGTGCCGAAGTAGTCAGAGAGGTACTGGTACTTGGTCACGCAGCAGACGTTGGCAGACTCGGTTGCGAACACCTTGCCCGTGGGCAGCGTGAAGCGAGCCCACATCTCGCCGTCAACGTCAACGAGCTCGCAGCTGGTGGCCTTGAGCGGGAACAGGCCGTTCGGCTCGCCGTTATCCGCGTAGGACTGGATGACGTAGGCCGTGCAATCGACCTCGTAGATGGTCGCGACGCGGTACAGGAAGCGGCTCCACGACATGTACTGGTTGGGCCACGTCTCGAACGACCTCACCAGCCCAGGCCGCGCGTTCCCTCGGATCGTCGGGGTCAGCTTGGAGCATGACGTGGCGAAGGCGTGGATGCACGCGCGTGTGAGCTCCATCTCGTAGACGGAGCCGCGCCACGTCGAGAAGTGCGGGTTGTACTCGGTAAGCGTCTCGAAGTAGCTACCGCGCCCGACATCGACTGGCCTTCTGAGCAGGTCTTGTAGCAGGTTGCCGAAGAGCGACACGTTCGCCTCCTCGAAATGAAAAAGGGGCCACTTGGCCCCGTCTCACAATCATCGCACCCTATCAATTGCGGACTGTAGGGGTGACAATCTCGACCGTCAAGTTATTTGAAACTTGAAAACCCAGCCCCGCCCCTGTTATGGTTTCCACGTGTGGGTTATGTGAATGGGGCCATTCTCGCATAAAAACACCCTTTCTCTTCATTACGCTTAGCGGCGTAGCGGTGCCGCGCCAGCGCCCACGCGCTGTATGGCGCGCGCAACGCGTCACCACGCCGCTAACGTAAGGAATAGCAAGAGAAATCGCAGCTACAAACCTTACGCCAATGTGCATAAAATCGGGGTAAATATTAAAACCGCAGGTCATGCCAATCAGATACATCAGATTGGCCGTCAAATATCTGATATCTGATGGTAAAAGCCCAGTTGGCGAGAGCGCAATAAAATGCCCCAAAATGAATAAAAGGCCACCCCAACCACAAAACCCCACGTATATGATGGTGTTTTGGGTGGGATGGCACCCTATCAGAGGGACTACGAGAACGACTGGATGCCCCCCTGCTGGTGCTACGAGATGAACGCGCGGTACTCGTCCTCGTGCCGCAGGAACGCTATGTAGGCGTCGAGCTCGGCCATGAAGCCGTCAATCTTGTTGGCCCCCTTGGCCTCCTTCTTGTCGGGAAGGATGTTGAGGTTGGTGTCGGTGGTCACCATGACGTTCATGCGGCACCACCTGTTGACGGGGTTGGCGTTGTCGATGAAGCGCCCAACTCGGTAGTCGGCCCGAATGCGGTTCATGGGGTCGGAGAGCGTCTTGGCACCCTGCACGACCTGCTCGCAGCGGTCGCGCCCAATCATCTGCTCCAAGAGCTCGCGGTCGCTTCCGATGATGTGCCACGGGTCGTAGCCCAGCGCAAACGTGTAGATGCCGCGCTCGTCCCGAAGCTCCTCTATGAACTGGGCCAAAACCGATGGTGGCACGACGTTCCCCTCGACCACGCGCATGTATCCCCTGTCGATCCACGTCCTGTAGGGGGCGTGGTCCTTGGTGGCGTGGCCCCCAACCTTCTCCTGCTCGTCCAGTTTCGCCTGCGGAATCCAGTACATGCTTGTCTCGTAGATGTGCTCGTCACCTGGGCGCATGCAGAGAACCTGCGCAGCCGTGAGGTCAACCGACTGTGCGTAGTCGAAGCCGACGATTGCGTAACGGAAGCCCATGGAGTCGAAGTCCACGACCTCTGGCGAACCGGACTCCTCCCACGTGAGCCACGCGCTAGAGCTGTTCTGCGGGATGTTGAAGTCCTTGGTCAGCACCGTGGGACGGAATGATGGGTCGTTCTTGGCCTTCTGGACGTTGCTACGGAGGGCGTCCAGCTTCTTGATGGTGCCGAGCCCCGGGTTGGCCTTGGGCCAGCACGTCTCGTCATCCATCCAGTCATCGTCGCGGTCGAGCTCCCAGACGAACGCGATGTAGCGGTCATCCTCAATCTCGTCGTTGAGCCAGCGCTCGGTGTAGGCGTACTGCTCGTCGTAGATGGAGTTGCGCACGAAGTTGGCCGTGGTGATTGACAGCATCATGGGCTGCTCGCGTGAGCTCATGCCCTGCTTGATGTCATCGTATGGGCCGCGCGACTTCCACGCGGCCAACTCGTCGTTGACGCAGTAGTGGACGTTCAGGCCGTCGAGCGGCATGTCCATCGAGATCGTCGTGAGGTAGGAGTCCGTCGCGTCATAGAGGATGCCCTGCCGCCTCCGCTGCGGGGCCAACCCCATGCGGAGCCGCTTCATGAGAGCGGGGGACTGGCGCATCATCTTCTGGGCAGCGCCGTAGCAAAGCGCCGCCTGCGGCTCGGTCACGCCAGAGAAGTACCCCTGCACGCCATACTCGCCGTCTGCCACGAGCATGTACAGGCTGATGGCCGCTGCGAGCTCGGATTTGCCGTTCTTGCGGGCTA